TATGGCTGAGGGTGTCGATGTAACCGACGGAACTGCCGCATATGTTTGTACTCCGGCTGTTTATGGACAACTAAAATCAACTCCGATTGAAAAAGGATCACCTAAAATGATTCTTGAAGATGGTAAGATTAATGGTTATCCGGTACTTGTCACCTCCTATATGGCAACCGATACTATCGGTTTTGGTGTGTTCTCTTATGTTGCCATCGGGCAGTTTGGCGATATTGACTTAGTGATTGACCCCTATACACAAGCCAAAAGCAATATTGTAAACTTCGTGTTAAACTCAGATTATGATATTGTGACTGCGCGAAGCGAAGCTTTTGCCGTAGCAAAGAAAGCAGCTTCATCTGCCGGAGCATAACGACCAAACTAAGTATTAATCAAAGGCTGGGGCTTCGGCCTCGGCCTTCTTCATTTCTAAAAGATGAAAGAATACGTAACACTTGAAGAGTTAAAGCAACATCTTAATGTTGATTTCGACAATGACGACGCTTATATACAGGGGTTGATCATTCCGGTACAACTCAGTATCGAGGCTTATCTCAATGCCCCGATTGAATCGTTCGTTAAAGACGACCGGATAGACCCGCGAATCTGGCATGCCATTCGTATTATAGCTGCAAACTATTATGCGAACCGTGAAGATATAACTTTCGCCACGCCTAATATCATTCCTGGTCATATTGCCTTCTTACTTCAACCCTTAAAACGATATACATAATGCAGGCGGGACTATTGACAGACATTATAAGTTTTCTACATCCCCAGACGATTCGCGATGCTTTGGGCGGTACGTCTGAGAGATGGACGGAAGCTTTCAAGAAGCGTGCGTGTGTCCGGTATAAATCCGGTACGCGCAAAGAGATAAACGGCGAGGTGCTCAACACTCACACCGTCACGATCATGGTACGTTACAGCAGAGATATAAGCGAAAAAATGCGCATTGTCTACGAGGGACGTAAATACAAAATAGCCTTCATCCATCCGGATAGAAAGGCACAGTCTATAACCATCGAAGCAGAATTAATCAATGAGTAATATCGTACAAGCATCCTACCGGGTTGAGGTTGACGCCTCTAAGGTTAATGCGTTATTGGCCGCACTGAATGACAAGGAGGCAAAGAAGGCTATTAAATCCGGACTCCGTAAATCAGCAAGTATCATTCGAAAGCAAGCGCAAAAAAATTGGGTTGCATCTGTTCCGGGTGGGGCTGGATTGAAAAAAGAAATAAATATTGCAGTTTACCGCAATGCGTCCGGCGCACGGGTTGACTTACTCGACAAACGGCGGAAAGGTTCAAAACAGTTTGTTTTGAAATTCTTCGAAAGCGGTACGGAACAACGAGCTACCAATAGAGGAGCAAACAGAGGTATTATAGAGGCTACTCACTTTTTTAAAAGCGCAGTAGACTCTAAAAAAAGTGAGGCTGAGAACTCACTGGAAAGAAACATTTTGGATTCAATACAAAAAGTAATAGATAAAAAGAAATGAGCTTATCAATCAGCAAACATACATTCTCAAAACTCAGTGAGTCGGAAAGTTTAACGCAACTTGTCGGAGATAGGATTTATCCTATTTCTACTAAAAACGCTACTTCTTTCCCGTTCGTTTTGTATAAGCGTAGTGCACTTACTCCGGCTTATACAAAGGATAGATACGCCAGTGGGGATAGTGTCACTATTGAGGTTATTGCCGCCAGCGATAACTATTCAAATTCAGTCGATGTTATTGAGGCGGCACGCAAAGCGCTTGAAGGGAAGCGGGGTAAATACGACGATTTCAAAGTAACGGGTGCTAAACTTATCGCCGCCGATGAAGATTTCATTGAAGAAACTTTCATCCAGCGACTTACATTTGAAATTGAGACGGATTCAGTAGAGTAACTAACATTTAAATATTGAAAACAATGAAAGCAAATGCAGTATTAGGAAAAGATTTCATGCTATTTGTCGGCGGAAAGGCGCTGGCGTTGGCTACATCCTGTAAATTATCAATCTCGGCCGAAACGATTGACACACAAAGTAAAGATTCCGGCATTTGGACGGAAAAAGACATTAAAAAATTGTCTTGGAACGGTTCAAGTGAAAACCTATTCAGTGCAGACGATAAAGTAAACGGATATGATGTTCTTTTGGACTTAATGTTAAAACGCAAGCCTATCGAAGCAAAATTCGGTATTCCGGCAAACGCAGATTCAGATGAAGTTCCCTCTTCCGGTTGGACTCTTCCGGCCGCATCTTACTCCGGTAATGTCTTAATTACAAATCTAGAATTAAATGCACCTGATGGTGATAAAGCAACTTTCTCCGCCACATTCGAAGGCACAGGAAAACTTAGCCCCAGAGTGTCCGGAGATGGAGGTATAGTGGATGATCCGACCGCGTAAACGATGAAAAGAGCGGGAAACCCGCCTTTTCTTTTTCTAACTCAAAAAACTTATCATAATGAAAACGATCACTATCAAAAAACAGAAGTACATTTTAAAGTATACATTGCGGGCATTCTTTATCTTCGAAAATCTCACCGGTAGGCAGTTTGCGTTCGGCCGGATGTTGGACGAATATCTACTGTTTTACTCTATTCTTCTGGCAAATAACAAAGATACATTCTTAATGCCTTTTGATGAATTTATAGAGGCGTGTGAGTCTGATCCGGCTCTGTTTCTCTCTTTCAAAGAGTTCTTCGTAAAAGAGATTGAACTACTTGAACAGGCAGCAGATAGCACAAAAAAAAAGACGACTCCGAAGAAGTGTGCAGTATCCGGGAACTCTACGCCCGTGTTGTAGGTGAGGGCGGTATTGCACCTGATTATTTCCTCGACCGGATGACGCTCGCAGAAGTTCGCTACTTCTTAGAGGGGTTAGGCAGGCGTAACCGGGAAAGCTGGGAGCAGACCCGGATCATTGCATATGTCATCGCTCAGGCGAATAGCACAAAACAACTAAAGCAATCGGATATACTTCGTTTCCCATGGGATGAAGCGAAGGAAGACGAAAAGAAACGCACATCCGTTACGGATGAAGAAGTGAAACGATTGCGGGCAAAAGCAAAACTAATCGAAAAAGAAATGAATCATGTCTGATATAATAACACGACTATTACTTAAAACGAATGACTTTGACGCAAACCTAAATCGGGCAAAAGGTTCGGTTAACAGCTTTCAAGGCGGTATTTCCAGTATGGCAAAAACCGCCGGGGCTGGTATAATGAAGTTTGCCGGGACAATTGGCCTTGCTGTAAGCGCTTACGAAGGTTTTAATAAAGTGGTGAATTCATCTCAAACCACGGGCGACGCATGGGTAAAAACGCAAGATCAAATGAAAGCGAGTGTAGATAGTTTCTTTGCATCTATTGCGATGGGTAATTTTGGTGGCTTTTTATCCAATTTACAAAATGTAATTGATAAAGCTGGCGAGTTATCTGTTGCTTTAGATAACTTAGAAACAAAAACGTTATTCAATAATAGCGAAGTTAACGATCTTAATACCAAATATCAGATCGAACTAAACAAGGCTAAAGCACGCAACATTTCAGATAAAGAAAGAAATGAGCATTTGGAGAAGGCAAAAGGGTATCTTCTTGAAATGAGTAAATTACACGATTCACTATCTAAGGCTAATATTGCCACGTCGTATATCACTTTGCAGGCTGATCTATCAAAACAAGGATTTAATAAGAATGTATCAAAAGATGTATGGGAGTACCTTTTAAAAGATAGCAACCGACCTGATATAGACCAAAGAGCCGCCAGATATAACAATACTATAAAGAACTATGAAAATCAACTTGCACACACATATAATCCAGAAACCAGAGAATGGCTGACACAAACAGAAGCAGATAAAATCAAAAAGAAATTATTTGATGGTGAAATATTTTATTGGGTTAAGTATGAAGCTGTAATTGAAGAGTATCCAATTTTTAAGTTTAAAAAAGATACGGTTTATAGGCGTTTAAAAGCTATGTCTGACAAGAATATATTAAAGCATAGAACTTTAAAGCAAGGTGGCGTATGGAGCTTTTATACTATTGGAGATAGATATATAGAGTTAATTTCAGATGAACTAAAAGAGTATAAAAATATGGCGGGTATGAGTAAAGCTAAAGGGTTCGGATTTGAATCCGAACAGTTCGGAAATGAATCCGATGGAACCGGATTTAAATCCGAATCAAACGGATTTAAATCCGGAACGAAAAATCCATCTACTATATCCATCTACAATAATATATATAGTGCAAATGATGCACAAGATATTTGGGAATTATACCCGAATAAAAAAGGTAAAGCTCAAGCAATGAAGAAAATACCAAAATTAT